CCGTTAGCTAAGTAAATAAGCGCACCGCGAGCAGTAATCGTCGCACTAGAAAACGTAAGGTCTGCAAAGTCTAAAAACGCCGTGGTGCCGCTAGACGCAGGGTTAGCTGAGATAGTCAACGTACCGCCACCAGCAGAGTAGCCCGTACCTGAGACTTCGTTAGTCGCAGAATACGCAGTGGTAGTCGCATCCAGCGTAGCTGCCGACGTATACAAGGCCAGCTTAAAGACCTGTGATGTGCCGCTGCTAAAGTCAAAAGTCCCGTCAAGAATATCGACTTTGAATGATGTTGCCATAGCCTGTGTAATAGCCATTTGTATTTCCTCTTAAATTAACGCGGTTCTATTCTTAGTTGGCCGGAGCGATACATATCTTCTCGCATCTTGCCGTCACCAAGATTTCTAAGTAACGCAATAGCTTGCACATACATCTTTTCGTACAGAGCTACCATATCGGGTTCACCCTTCTGAAAACGTATTGCTTCAAATAACGCCCCGTTCAGCAACGCAGAATCAAACTCGTCGCCCAACCAAGTAGTACCCGCAGTAACAATAGATTCTGGGTAGTATCCGTAATGCAGCTCCACAGCATAATTTGAATCTGGCGTTGGGCCTATGATAAACGCTGTGTCATCAAAAACGCCGTAATGTTTAGGTGCGCCAGTATCCGTAGGGCCGGGGTATGCTTCTCGTATAAAGTTGACATCTTTGTTTAGCAAGTACGTGTAGTTACCCGAACCATCTACATACGCTAAGGAAAACGAATAGAGAAAGTCCGTGGGGTATACCAAATACTTATTGCCGGTTGCCAAAGTGCCGGTCTGGTTCTTGCGAAGCGCAGGTATTTGAACAGTGTTATATATCTTCTGTTCTGCTTGCTCGGTAAACATAGCAAGTTGATCTGCCGTGAACGTCTGTTCGCAGATGTCTTCTATGTTTGCTTTAAGCTCAGTGTAGTTCACTACGCCATTGGCCCTCGTGCCATTGTGCCCTTAGTAGCAGCGCCGGTACCGCGAATCTTGACGCCGCTGGTCTTCATGTCTTTAGGTGGTTGGTTAACCGTATCTACTTTATAAGATACAGGTTCGTCAGGATGCTCAATAACCTTTGGGGTTTTTACATTTGATCGTGCTTTCATACGTGTCTCCTAACTCGTAGTTACTGTTACTGTACCTACGGCGCCTCTGCCTTCTAAATTGTCTGGCGTAAGTCCAAGGGGGTCGTTTAATCCTACTGGATTCCAACCCCACTGTATGTCTCTACTAGCCTCTAATTCAGCAGCGTCTGATCTAGGATCGCGCACTGCCTGTGGATCATCTACTGGAAACTCTCCCAACCTGTTTTGCGGCTGATCTGGGTTCCAACATTCGGGGCAAGCTTTTAAGTTTGTCTTGTTCCCCTTTACAATTAATTGTCTAAGCTCTCTAAGTTTGTACTGAAACCCGCAAATATCGCATATCGCTATTGCGTTTTGAGCCGAGGCAAATCTCTGACTCATATCTACCTCACGCCATAACTACGGGGCACTAAACTAATAGAAGCTTTCTCTCTGTCTTCCCCTGCCGCTAACTCAAACTGCCTTTCATACTCCGTTTGTAGCATAGGTATTCTGGGCATCAGCTCTGGGTCTTTTTGCGCTATATAATACGCAAGCCCTGCAACTAAACAGGGTAGGAATCTAAAGTTTACATCGGCGGTGTTAACACCCGTTCCCGAGTCCTCAATACGGCGCATACGCCAATATTTTAAAATATAATAAGGGTCAAGTGCAGTGCCCTGATCTGGGACGGGCCATACAGTAACGGAGGGGTTTGCTTGGCCTCTGTCTATATACAGTTGTATAGGGCGCCCCTGAGAAAGTTTGTTAGGGATACTAGAGTAAGTAGATACACTTATGCGCGTAATGTTGAGATCAGACTGAGTAGTAACATTACCGCTACCAGTACGTACAACGTGCTCAAGCAAATCAATGGTGTCTGCCGGTAAAGCATACGTCGCCGTCCCTTCCACAAGGTTGACAGTGCCTTCATCGATAGTCCACATGTTGATGCCACGGTTCTGCCACTCAATAGTAAGGAGGTTCATAGACCTACGTGCAGTACGCAGGTCATATCCCGAACGCATCTCACGGCCAGCACGTTCCCACGCTTCTTCAGCGATCTCCGTGAAGTCCATATTGAATGTAGCAGTTCCCGAGGTAGCCATGTTTTATCGTCTCGAAGTCTTCTTTTTCTTTTTCTTTTTCGCCATAGCTTTTTTAGCCATGCCGCCTTTACGCATCTTAATCATACCTACGCCGCCACCGCCGCGCATTGCTCGCATACCTTTTTTGACACCTGCTTTTTTAGCACCGGGCATCTTGCAATCTCCTATAAAAGTTTGTACGTAATTCGTACATGTCAGCTACATCGTATTCTTGAAAATACTTATCGTAATAGCCAAGAGGTCTTAACTTCTCTGCGGCTTTCTCTAGCTTGGATAACCGCTGCACAAACAACAGTGCGTATGCTGTATCTGTCTCACCCTCAAACGTACCATCGTCTATCAGCTCGTTTGCTTCATCTTCAGGGTGAAAACCCATAACCCACAAGTCTCTATCTCTAAATACGTTATTGGCTATTGCCTCGTTAACGTGGTCTACAAACTGATGAAACTCTTCTGGGTCTTCTATAAATGCTGTGTCAGCTATGATTACTAAGTCTTTTCTGTCGCTCCAGTTATGCAGCGCCATGTACAGTCTTTTGTAATCTTCTTCCTCAAACTTAAAAACTATGTCTACTTTCTTTTCCTGCCATGCTGCCTTTGCGTAGGGACATGGAGGTAAGTTGTTGAATTCTGTACTGTTTACTTCTAATGCTTGTTTTGACCAATCTTTTATTTCTTTAATTATGTCGTTGCGTTCAGTCCAAGTAATCATTTCTTTTTCTTAGCAACCTTTTTCTTTCTGCGTGCCGCTTCTACTCTTCTTGGCTTACCCGCAGGTTGTCCCAGCCTTTTCTTCTGGGCTATCCGCTTCTTCTTCTCTGCTGCGGTCATCTCACCAGAGGTTTTAGGAGTCTTACTGGAAATCTTTTTAGTGGGTCTACAGTAAGGTGTGCCGCGCTTTTCGCCCTTCTTCCGCCCGCACGCTTTACCAGTACGGACATCTTTCCAATCTTCCTTAAACCAGCGTTTTAACGCTGCACCTTTTTCTGTCTTACGAACGGCCACTGTTTCCCCAGTTCTTGGCACCGACTTTACGGCACTTAGCTATGGCACCAGAAGCATAGGCGGATGGGAAGACTCTATAGCGCGACTTCACTTTGTTGTAGCACGCATCTTTAACCGACCCGCCTTTCTTTAGGGCTACGGGCTTCATTTTACCCATGCCTCTACACTTCATCATGCGCGTGTTCTTCCGCGCTGTGCTATACCGTCACGAGGGCACTTTTTCATGCCTTTGACGTTACCGCCTTCGGCCATGTACCCCATTTTATTGCGTACAGGTTCAGGCAATTTGCCCAAGGAACTTTTCTTATCTTCAGGTACTTCTTTCATCAGACCACCTCCCGCAAAACGGCCTTTATCGGCCTTCATGTACTCGCGCCCTACGCTCTGGGGGACGCCTGCTTCACTGGCAAACTCTGAGTTATTAGCCACCGCTGCCATAAACTTGTGCTGCTTCTTGGACTTGCTAGGCATTACCACTTAACCTTATCAGCCCAATAAGCTGCGCTCATCTTACCCTTGGCAATGTTCTTACCGTGGCGAGATTTAAACGACTTGCGCTTCGCTTTCATCCGCGCAGATTCGCCTTTCTTGGGCTTTCCAGCCGTGCTGGCACCCTGCTCTCCAAAACGAATGATCTTCTCCTTCCCACCCTCACAAGCCTTAACGATATGAGACTTCTTGGGATGAGAAGGAGTACGGCGAGGCTTATTACAAGCCATCTTCTTTTTATCTACTTGTTTAGCCATATTGCTTAATTAAAGTAAATATAAAAGAGTAAGTATCACCAGAACTAGGAGATACAGTAGTCGCTACTATGTCCCCTGTCTTACCGGCACCAGAGTTGTTGGGTATTCCGGTAAAGTCAGAGAAATCGTACTCTTCCGTCCAATTTACTGGTAGATCAAAAATAAGGGTGTTAGCCGTAGCATCCCATTCTAGTTTGACCCCCACTCCAACACCTACATACACAAGTTTTGCCAAAACAACGCCAGTGCAGGCTCTCCTGCTAACAGGGTCTGCACTCAACGTAGACACATCCACCATCGTAGACGTTACTACATCGGTGTTACCCACAGCAGTGTTGACTTTAATGATCGCTTGACGTGCGCCGTCTTGGATTATTTGAGTCGTTACTGTATCAGCCATTTAAATCTCCTAGTTTAAAGGTTAATAACCCAATTTAGGCGAGATTAATGTTTTGTTGATACAGAACAGTTACTCTGATTTCGCCGCCAGTAGTGGCTCCGGTGGTAGTCCAAGTCAGCTTTTTATCCGCAGTCCCAATGTCTGCCCAAGCAAGGGCACCACCAGCTTCAGTTGTAGGGTACTTTCGACCCGCCCCAGAAGCGACTGAGATAGAAAAAGTATTGATAAACGTAGCATTGCCGCCGACAGTATCTCCCACACTCAACACTGCTGTAGCACCCGCCATAGCTGTAGGGCAGTCTATTACAATGTCAACAATTTGAGAGTTAGCAGGGATAACTACAGTAGTGTCATTCGCTGCAGAAGCTCCAGACGCAAGCGCAGTTCCGGTGGAAAAAGTCTGAGCCATAGTTACTTGGCCCGTGTTTTTCACGTCTTCACCGAGAGTTGTCCCGGTAGTATTTGAAATAGTGCCCGCTTTGACGGGGCCAGAAAAGGTAGTGGTACCCATTTTAATTCCTCACATGCGAGTTAATTTGTGGGGTGTATCTGTCTGCATGTCGTCAGCCGAGACTGTCAGATACACCGAATGACCTCGGTATACTCTAGTATATATCACGTAAACTAGTTTTGTACAAATAAAAGAAAGGGGGCCGAAGCCCCCAATCTAGCACCTTTTGCTTATTAAGCGCCGGGTGAACCGAAGATGCCCAGTGGGTCAGATACGCCGAAGCTGTATCGCTCACGAGCCTTATATCGACTGTTGCCTGTGTCAAAGTCTGCGTCCATGCTGGTTTGCATTGGAGAACGGACAAAGTGCTTCAGGCCATTCGGGATGTCAGTCATCAAGAACCAAGCATTGGTATCAGTCAGGTAGTTGTTAACTGTGTAACCACCCGGAATTGTACCGTTGTTGTTCATGGCATTGATGTCGTTATCCGCTGTACCCGGACGAAGCTCGGAATCCAACAGGCGAGTAGCAACGAATTGCAACGCAGGTGGGATAACCAGCTTAGAAGGCTTAGCTGCGATAAGCAGACCACGCTCATCAGTCCAACCAGCGATCTGAATAACAGCCGCTTCAAGAGAAGCTTCGTTAAGGTCAGCCGCAACAGCAGGACGGTTTGAGTTAGTACCACCAGATACTAGAGGGTGAGCAGTGGAACAGAGAGTCTGTCCATCACCATATGTAGTACCGGCAGCAAAAGCGTTGTTAAGAATAGCAGCGCCTTTGGTTTGCTTGGTGTACGCCATAGCGCGGGCAAGTGCCTTTGTATAGCGAGAAGAGAGAGAATCGTAGAGATTATCTTCGATTGCTTCCTCAGTCAGCGAAAAGCCCATAGCGACTGTCTCGTGTGTGTAACGAGCAGTCCAAGCTTCTTGCGCGTTGTCATAAGAGATTGCAGAACCTTCACCTTTAACAGGTGCAGCACTGAAACCGGACAACTTGGTTTCTTCCTCGAAAGACCGTTCCGAAGATTCAGTCTCGAAGATTTCAGCAGCCTCATCGCCATACTTAGCGTATTCGAGGCCAAATAGGGCGTTTAGGCCCGGTAGTAGCTCCTTAAGGAGTTGCGCTCTTGAAATAGCCATTAGTCAGCCTCCTTATACGCCAGTTGTGTTGGTGTACTGATGCAGGTTGATCTTAACGATCAGCTCAACATAAGTATCAGCAGCGGTTGAAGTTTCTGCAACAACATCAATTACTCGGATAGGAAGAGCAGCAGTTGTGTTCTCCGAACCTGCGAGTACGGACACAGCAGAGTTACCAGTAGCGGTGTCTCCAGTGCCTTGTATTACAGACATGTTTGATGCCACGGCGGCACGGGCTGCGGAAGACATAGCGCTAGCATTGTCCGTTACAGCTACTTTAAACGCCGCCATTGGGTCGTCAACTACAACGGCATAAGCTTCAGTGACGCTAGTGCCGGGGTAATACTGAGCCGGTGTGAACTGGCCTTCAGCATTGACGTACTGGACACCTACAAAGACACCCGCAGGGGAGCCAGTAGTAGTGCCAGTGAATTTCTCACATGTGCCTGCCGTTACGATTTTAATCAGATCACCGTAGAAAATAGCCACGTTGTAGGTGCTCGCAATAGGAATAAGGCGAGTCTGTCCTGCATAAGGCATACCGTCTACACGGTTAACTGGGTGAAAACCGTAGGGTGCACTGACTGTTGGATAAGCCATGATAAAACACTCCTAAAATAAAGTTAGTTTCCTCTGCCGAAAGTAACCTTCGATTTCCTATCATTAAATATAGGCATACGAGGATCATTCTCGCGCATGAGGTTATTGTCCACGGAGTTCATCTGAGATTCCGTTAATTGGTCGTAATACTCAGTTCGCTCTTGGACAAGCTCGTCGGGAGCTTTACATAACATTAGACCACCTACGATGACGTTATCTTTGAACCGTGCGTCAGCAACGGCATCGCTAAAGATTTCGGGGTGATCCTCTGCACGTACAGGCTCCCAGCCTTCACGTAATTTAGAAGAAACATTAGTCGAATCAGGTTGACCCATAGTGCTCACACGAACCCAGTGAAACGTATACCCGTCTTGCGGAGTAGGATCAGGCAACACTGTTGGCCTTTTCCACGCCTGCTTACGGATAGTTCTTTCTCTAGTTCCGAATTCTCTATCTTGTCTCTGTTTAGACATTTTGTTTCCTCGCTAATTCAGCAGCCTGTTTGGCGTAAGTTTCCAACGGAACCCCAAGTTTTTTCGCAATAGCTATTTGTGACGGCGTGAGCCTAATTTTCTTAGGCGCTGTGCTCCGCGTTGCGGGAGCCACCACATTGCTAGGTTTTTGCTTGGGTGCTACCTCTGGTTCGTCTTCGATTCCATCGTCGAATTGATCGGGGAATACTTGTCGCATACGAGAATTTATCTTCTCGTAGTATTCATCAGATCGAGGGTCTACACCCTCATTAACTAATTTCGTATGCACCCCAAAAGCAAACGAAGTCATTTCGGGGTTACCTTCTGGCCCATCACCAAACCAAGTATTTTCATCTGCCCAAGCAGATGCTTTTTCATCTCGCTGTGGTTGCGGTTCAGGCGCAAGTTGTTGTGATTGAACAGTATTTTGTTCGGGTTGTAAAGCTGTATCTACGTTAGTATCAGTAACAGCTTTGGGCTTTAAATTTTTAACTTTATCAGCACGGATTTGCGCTACATTTAGAGCTTGTTGTGCTTCAACAATCGCATCAGTTTCGCCAGATTCGTAAGCTTTTTTATAAGCTTGTGTTGCTACAGCCAATTCGGACGCAACCTGCTTCCTAGCAGACTCTATTAACGCATTATGACTTTGGTCTGTTTTGGTCTTAAGTTGTTGATTTTCATCAACTAATTTTCTAGCATACTGCTCAAGAGCTTCACGTTCACGCTCTGCGGCTTCTTTAGCCCTACGCTCGTCGTGGTAGCCCTTACTAAAGTGCTTGATCCGGTTCTTAACTTTCTCCGAATAGTTCTCAAGCTCTTCATTAGTAACTTCTTCAGGAGGTTCTGAGGGTTTACGCCCACGGTCTTCCGGGGGTACGTCGTCCACCACTTCAATTTCTACTTCCCCTGCCTTTATTACTTTTTCTTTGGCGGCAGGTTTTTCAATAGTTTCGCGCCCTTCAACTCCTTTAACCTCTATTTCTTCGGCTTTAGGCTCTTCTTGAGGCACTTCTACTTCTTGTAAGTTCTCTTCCTTGTCAGGATCAGGGAACTCAAACTCAACTTGTTGTATTGGCATGATCTAGTCCTTATGCGCGAGTCAGTTTACTCGGATCGTCAATAACGGCCTCGATAGAGTCATCGTTCATCAAACGGTACTCCTCGTTGCCTACTTTAAAGCGCGTGCCTGTATTAGCACGAAACATTACAAAGTCTCCCTCTTTACACCACGGGCCAGAAGGAAACCGCTCTTTGTCGTTATAGGCTTGGTCACCCATATCGACTACCACCCCTACCATAGTCAGGATAGTCTCTTCCCTAATGGTTGAGCTGGCCTTAGCAATACCACCTTCAAACGTGTCTTCTATCGTAGGGAGGGCAATAAGCACGCGGTATCCCACGGGTTTAGGGACGTGTGCGTCCAACACCACTTCTGCCTGCTCTTTCTCTTCTATCTGTTTGCGCCGCTTTTGTTCCAGCGGAGTAAGCTTTGCCACTTCAGTCATCTTCATCTTCCAAATGATTACGCGAAAGGTCTTGTACTTCTCTGCGTGCGGCGGCTAGACCTCGGATTGCCCCACACGATTCCTTATATGAGGGGAAATCTTTTGCGCCCCCACTGGTAAGAAATTCTTCTTGGCTTTGCTGTAACTCAGCAAGTTTGTCATCAAGTACGTCAAAGACGGTTTTTGCCATTATTTATTGTCTCCTAGGAGGCGTTTGTTGCGCTTTGGCGAGGTCTAATATGGCTTTGGCCTCATCCAAGTCTTGTCTTGCGTTAGCTTGATCTGTCTGAGCAGCAACCCGTGCAGCCTCAATAGTGGCGGTGTTGTCTGCTTTCTGTTTATCAAGCTGGAGTTTTGCAGCGTCAAGTGCCGCATCTGCCTGATCTTTCTGAGCTTTACGCTGCTGTTCAGCGGCTTTAAGCTGCAATTCTTGCTGCTGCATTTGAATAATCGGGTCTTGAGCCTTCTGTTGTGCAGCTTGTTGTGCAGCGGCTTGTTGCTTCTGTTGTGTAAGCTGCTGCCCGGCTTGTGCCAGTAGGCTCGCCAACTCCACCTCAGTTTCTTCTGGAATCTCCGCATCTGGTGCAGGTAGTGGGACTCCGACTTTTGCTTCCATCTGCTGTCTATAACTAAACGCTATGTGTTCTGCTATGTGCGCTTGAAGTGCGGCCACCACCTGCCGTGCAGCGGGGTTCTGCCCAATAAACGCCGCAATCTGCGGGTCTTGGAGGAATGCTTGGTGTGTAGCAATGTGCGCGTCATGGTCTTGATATATAAAGGCTTTTACTGGTTTACCCACTAACACAGACATGTTTTCACTAACTGGGTCAGACGGTTTAATATCATCTTTAGTAGGTACAAGCTTATCTGCGTTCTTAATGCCCAGAACCTCGATCATCTGCCGGTGTAGCTGGGGCAGGTCGTATATCTGTGGGGTAGCCTGTGCCATCTGCAACACAGTCTGATACTGCACAACTCGTTGCGCCATCGTACTGTTGTTGGGATCACTGACAGGAATTACTTCCACCATGTCGTAGTCCATGCGGCGGGCACGGGGTTCTCCACGGTCAGGCATGTACATATACTCATCGGGCGCATACTCAGCGATGATGCCTCGCAGAAGTTTGAACTCCTGTTTCATCGAGTAGTGGACACGGGCTTGAACCGCAGCCATTGGCTTGAGAGTGCGCTCCAACAGAGCAAGAGTTGTTCCGACAGGCGCGTTGGCGCTCATGTCAGAAATGTTCATATCACTGATCGCGCCTAAACGTCGGCCTTCTTCAGTAATCTGCTTGAGTAATGCAAGAAGTGTCTGACTCGGCTCCTTGTAGGGGAGCGTCATTAAATTGTCTTTTATACTGCCACTAGGCACGTCTACATCGCGAAACTCGCCGGGGCCAATTGGGGTGTCATCGCCCTTAACCCGCAGCCCACGGGACTTCAAGCCCCCCGGTAGGTTAGACAAAGTACCCGCGTCAACTAGTTGACGTATAAGAGAAGTGCCAGCCCTAGCATAACCACCAATAATGTGAATTAAACCAAGACCATAGAAGCCAAAACCCGGTACATAAGAGTAGTGGACAAAATGTTGACGCTTAAGCATCAACGGATCATCAGGGTTCCAGTTACGGCGGATAGACAAAACAGTGCTGGTGCCCTGCTCTATCGTAACAATGTAGGGTTTTGCTACCTGAAGTGGGCCTTCTTCTTGGTCAACATCGTCTAATATGAGGTCTGCATGGACTTCTAAGAGCGTATAACGGTCATCGTCGTTGAGGGTGTACCCCCCTTCCTCTGCTTTTTTCTCCTCTATATCGGTGTGATAAGAGGTAGGATCGCCTAGTTCAACTTCTCTATAGAAGCCTGCAACCTGCAATTTAACGAGATCGTTCTTGGTTTTACGCATTACGTGAGTAACACGCTCGGCTGTCTCTATGTTTGACGCGCCATAGGGGACAATCATGTCCTCGGCAGGGATATACATAGCAACCTGTCTGCCAAGGTTGGGATCAAAGTAGACTTTCTTAAACGCAGACCCTGCAAGACCAAGGGAGTAGAGTAACCTTTCGTGTTCAGGACGGTATTCGACCATGACATCGGTAAGTTCGTAGTTCATGTCCGTCTTGACTCGGAGGGCGGCGTCTTCCTTCTCCTTGGTTATCTCTCCAAGTACCTTGGTCTTGACAGGGCCAGCGGCGGGGAAAGTTTCACTCATCGCTTCAGCTTGGAAGCGGATAGCGGCTTCGGCTAGGACATTGGAATAGACACCGCAGGCATCTTCCCAAGGCTCGACACGCTCTTCGTATTTGAAACCGAGCACATCTAGCCCTTTAACAAAGGTATCTGCCCACTCTTTACGGCTAGATGTGTCGGTCTCGACATAATCTATAAGCTCTGAGGCGATCTCTGTCAACTGTCCATCTTCTAAATACTCTGCAAGGTTAGCGTCAAACGGCGCACCAGCCGCTTCTTCCATACCTGCTTCAGGTACTAGAGTAATCTCAACGCTACCATCGTCCATTGTCACCATCTCAGGATTAACAATATCGATTTCCATTTGTGCTTCTTCTTCAACCGCCAGACCTTCTGGGGTTTGATATAAACCTTTCTCAATAGCCATCAGTAGTACCCGCCTCTACGTTGCTTAAAGTATTGCATCTCGTCTTCTTCATCTGAGGGCAACCTTACGAATCCGCCTTTCCTGTACCGCATCAACGCCAATGACACGGAGTCCACGTAGTCGTCATGCTCCCCTGCTGGGAATGCTGCGACCTCATCAATAACCTCTTCCGCCCAGCTTCTGTTGGGTGCCCACACCATACCCGAGGCAAACAAGTCAGAAACTGCGTTCAATCTCGTAATCTTGTCGTTACCCTTGGTAGGAGTAAACTCCTGCACTGGTATACCCATCGCCCGCATCTCGTATATCAGCGGTGCCCCGGAAGCTTTCTTTTCTACAATGAGCGAGTCCGGCTCCCACTCCTCGTATTGTTCTATTGCTACGCGTTTCAGCGTAGGAAACTCCATCCTGTCCCTGAACGCATTGAGCAGAATAATATTTGCTTGCTCAACTCCGTTCTCATCGGGCGCATAGAACACACCCCACGTCGTACAGGCCGAATAGTCAGCCCGATTTGTCTTTTCAAACGCCGTATCCCACGCCATTAGCAGGAAATCACACGCTGGCGGCTGTTCTTCCTCCCAAGTTCTCCACCATTCGCGCTTCACGATGGCAGATGTCTCGGATGTTGGCTCTTGTTGGTACTGAGCCATCCATTTTGCGTTAGGAAGTTCCTCTTTTAGGGCTGCAAGCTCCTTTTTTGACCAAAATTCAGGCCACAGAGGGTTCCCGCTCGGCATTAATGCCGGAAATTCAATCACCTCCCACTCATCGCCGCCCCTTTGGGCACTGGCTTTGAGTACACGAGCCGTCAAATCACGCAACGACCACCGTGTCATAACAATAACGATGGCTCCGCCCGGTTGTAGACGCTGCCTTGGCCCGGATGTATACCACTCGTAGGTCTTATCGTAGATGTCCGGGTTTATTTCAGCTAATGCTGCCTCTTGTTCCGAGTGCGGGTCGTCAATAATGAGCAAATCCGCACCTTTACCAGTAACCGCACCGCCTACACCTATTGCAAAGTAGTCTCCACCCTTACTTGTGTTCCATCGCCCTGCGGCCTTGCTATCCGCAGACAATACCAGATTAGGAAATATCTCGTGATATGCGTCCTGATCGACTAAGTTTCTTACCTTTCTACCGAAGCCAACCGCAAGTTCTGCTGTGTGCGACGTTTGGATGATCTTTTTATGAGGAAACTGTCCCAAAAACCAAGCAGGGAGAAGATAACTAGCAAACTCAGACTTAGTATGACGAGGGGGCATATTAACAATAAGACGTTTACACTCGCCCCGAGCCACTCGTTCAAATGCTTCAGCCATCCTCGCATGGTGCTTCCCGCTAATAAACGTAGGCCACATCTGCCTAGTAAAATCTAAGAACCTAGTCTGTGCCTTCTTCTGCTTTTTGAGTTTCGCTAACTGCTCAAGTTCTGCTAGTACCCGTTCTTGTTCTGCCTGTGACAGCAGTGGCAATACCTTCGGTATATCCTGAAGGGATATGTCATCAAATGGAGATGTCACGTTCGTCATTTAATTCTTCGTCATCATCTTCATCTTTTTCAGCGTCCAGATCGACTACACCTAGCACATCGTCTAGCTCTTCTTCGGAGGCTCCTCCTGCTGGTGTTATGTCTACTACAGTAGCATTAAGGAGGTTTTTCACCTTTTCCTTAATCGCTTTTTCCAGTTCTTCTGGATTCTTGTAGTTTATGGTTATTTCGCTGCGTTCAGTAAATAGCCCTATGTCGCTATGTTTACCCAGCAGTTCAAGTGCTTTCAACTCGTACCTTGGGTCGCCACAGTTAGCAATTTCCATCAATTTGTGCGTAATGGCAGACCGCGACTGCGCTACATCCATAGCAAGCTGGGCACCATATGTACGTAGAAATGCAGCCGCAGCAAATGCCGTGGTCTGATTTGTAAGGTTGGCAGGCTTTTGCGCTGTGGCAACTGCCTGTAGCAATTCTTTTTCTCGGGCAGCATCTCCCTCGGAAACTTCCAAGCGTGCGCCCATTTCTACCTGCAATTCTGCTGTATTGCCCGCCACTGCTATCTCATCGATTAGGGTCGCGGGTTTCTCCTCTGACAAGTCATAGGGGATAGGGTGGTCCTTGGTAGGTTCCACTTGTACAACAGCCATTCGCAGGTATCCGAAATACCGGGTTTTGCGAAGTCTAACATATAGTTACGTACTGACAACAGTAGGGAAAAGAGTGGGAAAGGTTGGAAAAGGTTGAAAAAGGTTGGAAAGAGGGAAGTGTCCTAAGTGTTGCAGAAATCAAAAGCATACCTTTTTTGGGTATTTTCGGTAGAGGTACCCCCAGCGGTGCCTATGTAAATCAAAGACTTACGCCATATTAATTTACCAGCCGGATTCAAACTCGGTATTTCAATCCTTTTCAAACTCGTAGGTACCATCAAGGGGGGTGTTTCCTATATTGAGGGGGGTGGGGTGCGAGGTGCGCGTATACAGAAAAAGAGG